TCCATTGATGACATAGCAGTCTACCCCCAGTTCGTTACAAAGTGCTTTAGCCACTGTTGTCTTGCCAACCCCAGGAGGACCAGCAAGTAACATATTTGGTATTTCGCCTTTATTTAGAAAGTCCTGAAAGGTCTTCTTAATATTATCTGGAAGAATACACTCTTCAATCGTTTGAGGTCTGTATTTTTCAACCCAAATAAAATCACTCATAATTTAATTCCAATGGCGGATTACACCCGCAATAATAAAACAATTAGTTGCCAAATAAGTAAAGAATATAACAGTACGAAAAATAGCAACAGAATTATCGTACCGTTTAGTCTTTTCGTCGTTAAATGACCCAAGAGCATACTTCCAGGTCCTCCAAAACCGTATCACTCTGATGAAAGATTACTATGTTGAATAGATCCTTTATATGGATTCTTGGTTCTGTTTAAAATTGTAATAAATTTATCTGCTACCCATGTTCCAGCAACACATACTTCAATCTCATCACCATCATCCCAAATAGGATCCCCATTCTTCTTTCTTGTATCAAGAGCCTTCTCAAGGTCCTCAATAATCTTTTTAGTAATTTTCATTATCCAAAAGTAGAATCAGGTTCTAAAGCAATATAATATTTTAAATTATAAGTATCATTTGTAAATTTCGATAGAAGTTTCTGTGATACAACTACATCATATGCACCAGGAATAATCTTAATATTCTCAACCTTAAAGTTGAATGTGAATACCTTATCAGTCTCTGCTACAACAACAGAAAAACTATTGGATGTATCATTCTTCTTATCACGAACAACAAGTTTAACTACACCCGCTTCACCAATCACAGAGAAATCAGGTAGTTGATATACTGCTGCTGCCTTAAGAAGTTTCTCTAAAGATAAACTCTCTAACTGAAAATGAACATCTTCAGATGGAAGTGTAATCTCCTTTTCAGGTGGAGCAATAATAACTTGTGGGTCTGCGTAAAAATACTTTACACTACGCTTACCTTCACGTATCGATAGATAAGAATCTGGAGAGAAATCTAAATCAGGATCCTGATGAAGACTCAATCCATTAAGAAATTGATTCAAATCATAGATACCAAATTGACGAGGAAAATTCTCTTCAATCTTCGCTTCAGCAAGAATATTCTTAGCAACAGATATAGTTCTCAACTGATTACCTTCTTTTACAAGAATAGAATTGTTGATGCCAGCAAAGTTTTTTAAAACAGTTAAAGTCTTGTCAGTTAAATTCATAATTAAGGCATGTTGTGATCAATGTTTCCAGTTGTTATAGATGGTTTACCGTAGTGATCATCGAAGTGTAGCAATAGCATAGCATAATGTATCACCTTTAGCAAGTCTTTCTTTTCCCTTCCATCTTTGCTACCATAACGACTTCCATACTTTATAATATTTGCTTGACAGAACCCAGAAGCAATGTCCCTTGCTGCCATCAAATCTAATGTTTGAACATTCCTATACTCGTGTGTATTACCAGTATAGTGTCCTCTATAAGTTGCTGATACATACTCTTCAATATCTTTGAGTATTTCTTCCTCATGATATTTGAAATAATTCGCCATAGTCTCCTTTTCTTGTTGAACCTCGATATTTAGGGGTGGGTAATGATACTGTTCTGGAGTTTGAAAATGATGTGCTGCTTGATCATCATTGTCTGCTAGAAAATCCTGATTAAATGGTTCTCCCTCATCCCCAGATAAAGGGGTATATTCATACCCACAATATGATGGGTCATCATCTGGATATTCTGTGATGTAAGTTGCATCATCAGTTTTGGGTAAATTTTTTACCGTATCAGAAAGTTTCACTGGGTAATCTTTATCCATAGTTTCATTAAGTAATGAGTCAGCTAGCCACCACGCCATATTCAAATAAGAAATCGTTTACAAGACTTTCCGAATCCTCCTTACCAAACTTACCAGTCAGATATCCTGATACTGGATCAAGTTTAGTCATATAAGTATCAAAGTCTTTATATTCACTAGTGTCTTCACCAGTTGGTTTCTCTAATTCTAGCATATCTTTGTACTTCGTCAAGTAGGTCTTAAACATATCTAAATGCTCATCTACTTCTGACATTGTACATTTAGCAATGTATATGTTTTTTGAGAAATGATTTCCTATCTCAAAGAATCGATAGTCACCTTCATATACAGGTAACCCATCAATAGAGAAAGGATAATTTTCTACAGGATGTTGAAAGTCAAATACTATTATAACCTTCTTGTCAAAGAATCCCATAAGATCCATGCCAAAACAGGGAAGATTACTTCCAGTCTTAGGATAGATGATGTTGTTATAGATGCAAGATTTTTCATTAAAAATTTCTACCTCTCTTGATTTGATGATGTGTGGATGAGTGTAAGTTTTTGCTAAAAGATGAGTACCTTTAGACTTCCAATGTGCCCAACAACTATCAACCCCATTATGGAGGTCAATAGTTTCATGAAGGACGGACTTGTAATTTTCCCAAAGGTTCATGTATTCAATACCCAGACAAGTCTAGTAACCATAAAAATGATTAAGACATAATAAGTACACATAATCCACATACCAATCTTATTGTGACGTGAACCTTTTACATATGGGTGACAACCTGATGGGGTTTCATCCCATCCTGGTTGCATATACTCATCAGTGTGGATTTTCCTAGACATCAGTTACCCTCCGCATACATTTTATCTTCAGCAGAGTCTAAAGTAAACTCTGCATCCACTTTATCATACAATTCAAGGAATGCCTGTTTTGTTTCATCATCAAACCTGTTTATACAAGTCTGAATTGCCTTTGATTTATTACCAAAGATAGAGAAAGCACGAACAATGTGAACCAAACGACGAGTACTGATGATCTCTTCGATACCACCATCATAGAATGTTTTACGGATAATGTCTGCCCAGTCTACTAATCTGTTACAGAAATCAGTATCAGTAACACCCAACTTGGCAGCAATACCACCTAAGATATTAGATTCTGTTGAAGGTGTTGGATAATCCTGCTCAAAGGTTACTGGGAATCTTTCAAGGAAGGCTTCATTAAGCACGTTAGTTCCAATAAACCGTCCGTCGTCTGAACCTTTACCTTTAGTGTTTGCTGTTGCAATAACGTTGAATCCTTTTGCTGGTCTAACGAACTTTCCGATTTTTTTAAGGAAAATTCCTTTACCCTCAAGGATGGGTTGGAGGCATAAGATCTTGTTTGAGGCGAGGTCAATTTCGTCAAGGAGCAAGATAGCTCCTCTGTTGAGAGCTTGAATAACTGGTCCGTCATGCCAGACTGTGGCACCATCAACAAGACGGAAACCGCCAATAAGGTCATCCTCATCAGTTTCGATTGTAATATTAACACGGATTAACTCCCTCTTTAATTGAGCACATGCTTGTTCAACTCCAAAAGTTTTTCCGTTACCAGATAAACCTGTGACGAAAGAAGGATAAAACAACTTAGAAGAAATAATCTTTTTAAGGTCTGCAAAAGGACCAAACTTAACGAATGTGTCATCTTTCTCTGGTACAAGATTTTCTTCTACTTGTGGTTCCACAGCAGGAGCACTGAATGATTTTTCAATGTTCTCGACTACTTCTGTAGTTACTTCAAGATTCCACTTACCTTTAGATACTTTATACTTCTGTATCTTTTTAGTTACTGTAGCATAACCAATATCCTTCATAGCACAAAATGCTTTAACATCAGCAGCAGTGAATTCACTACCGTATACACTTCTTAGTCCATCAACTGCTTGTTCTTCAGTCATCTTAAGTTCAAAAGTCATAATGATAGGTGTCTTATATATGAACATATTATAACAATAAAAAAGACCCCCGAAGGAGTCTTGTGGTCACTTTTTTAATTGTCCTATTACTTATTACCTGCCTTCAGATTTGGTTTACCCCATCCTTCTGCTTTAGGTTGTTCCTTTATAAGTGGAGGAGCAGGAGGTTTCTTTACCTCTGGAGGTGCTACAGGAGCAGGTGCTGGTGTTGTTGCAGGTGTCTTTCCACCTAGTAAATCGCCAAATTTAGACATTGCTTTACAGTTAACTTATGTGTTTATTTATCAAGCAACAAGTTCAATAAATTCACCAAGTATCTTCTTATTCATCTTCTTACCCTTCAGACTCTTAGTAAAAGCACGTTTAATCTGTGCCTTAGTAGCATTTAAATCAACTTCAAATTCTGCATCATTGTCTATAGCAGATGATGAAAGACCAAAGTAAGAATGATAACCAGCACAATCAATAGTGAATGACTTCTCTTTCTTCCATACCCTCATCATCTTTTCATACTTTTCACTTCCATATCCAAGATGTTGGCGAATAAACTGTCCTGCTTCTCTTGATGGAAGAATACGGAATCCTATAAAATTAGTATTAGGGAAACTCTGTTTCAAATCCTCAATAAGAATCGTTGTTACATCAGAATAACGATCCATATGACTACAAGGATATACATGTCCAGTCCTACGATTCCTTAT